TCGGCCGAGAAGCGTGTGGTCGTCGCCACGTTTCAGCTCGCCCAAGAGGGACTAGACATACCAGTTCTAGACACGGTGATCCTATCGACTCCAAAGTCGGACATTAAACAGTCGATAGGACGGATCATGCGTGAGGTCCCAAAGAGCGCTTTGGGACCCGGAAAGAACGACCCGTTGATCTACGACGTCGCAGACCATTGGTCGGTTTTTCACGCAATGTACCGCAAGAGGTGCAAGGTGTATGCAGAGGGTGGATTCCAGATGGGCGGCGGAGCCCCAGAACCTGAACCCGCCGCGAAGCCAATCAACGACGGCCGGTGCATGTTCAAGTGATGAGGACCATGCGGTCCCGAAGGTACTTTGGCGCGAACGACATCATATACGTCCAGTACTCGCCCGCACCCCAAACCTCGAAGTAGTCTAGATCCATACCCTGACCAGCCGCACGGGTCACATATCTCATAAAGGGCAAGACGTGCATCTGGCTATAGTCAAACCCACGCAAGTCGAGCTTAACAACCAAGAGACGATTGTCCGCTGCGAGGATCTCATGTATCTCCTTGGTCCCTTCAATCGTCTCGAGGCTGAATAGATCTGCATCCTCGAGCGAAACGGGTTGTTCGTTAATGAATTTAGCAGCAGAAATCTTCAAGAAAAGATGTTTCGGGTCGCTCTTGAGGCGGTGCCAGGTCATGAACGTCCTGAACTGGCCCATCCTTTCAATTTAGTTTTGAGATTTCATAGTGTCTGATAGCGCGAGTGCAAACACCCCCACGACGAAGAACATCACCAGGTAGTTGCACTCGGTCGCATCCTGCTGGGGGGCCGAGAGGTTCTTTATTGTTTCCATCTGAATAGGCGAATAGGAGGGTGGTCGGGGAGCGACCACATCATCGAACGGGGCGTAGGACAGACCCATCTACTATTACTTAGGGGGTGAGATTTTTTGGGGCGGCGCGGCCTTCGTCATCATGTACAGAAAGTACCCACCACCACCGAGAACCAAAAGACCGGCCAGGATGATGAGCACGATCTGCCAGGCTTTCAGTTTCTTCGATTCATCCTCTTTAAGAGGCAGGACGTACGACGGGGCTGTCGTAAAGTCGAGAGACGCTGGTGCGGGTGCGGGTGCGAGCGGCATAGGCGGCGCGCTGATGGACGGAAGACCGCTGACCGATATAGGAGGAGGTGCAGACACGTCGGGCAACCCCGTGACTGCTGCGGCCATTAAGTTAGACTAAGAAATAACTGGAGATGACGAGTTGACTTTATTTATGACGTCATCGACCCATGCACGCTGACCCGCCAGGATCGCCTGTTTGCGCGCGGTGGGGGCGGCGGCCCAAGTGGTGGTGATTTTTGCGCTCACTGCCGGCAAAAGTCTATTCACGAGCTGGTCCTGATAAAACTGTTTGACGTCGTCTGGAAGCCCCTTGAATTCAGCCAAGTCCATGATGCTCATGGGCGTCGAGGCTGTGTAGCCTGAGACGCGCGGGACGACGAGGAGGACCGCCAAGAATAGGACGAGGGCCATGAGAATGTAGTCTTTCATTTACAATTGGACCTCCTTTTTCTTTGGCTTGGGACCACGTTTCTTGGGGCCACCGACAGACACCTCACGCGTGTCCGGGTCGCCCATGTCCACGCTCACGATGTCCGAGACGGACTCGTCGTCACCGCCACCCGGACGCGTCTGCATCGGCGGGGGCGGGCCCATCATGCCCATCAGAGACCCAAAGTCCATTCCGGGACCGCGCATGTCGCGACGGAGACCCTGCTGGGGCGGCTGACCGGCACCCTCGACCGGTGAGCCGAAGCCGTTTCCACCACCCTGAGTGCGCTGGACCGCGTCGACCATGTTGCGCATCAGGTCCGGGTTCTGCTTCATCACCTGGCTGACGTTCGGGACGGCCGCCTTGAACATAGAGTTGGTCAGGTGGAACATCATCGCAGAGCCGCCAACCATCATAATCAGCTTGACCTCAGGAGCCACCTGAACCTTCGTCTTGTACTTGTTGTACAGATCCTCAAACACGCCGTCGTAGTCCTCGACGTTCTCCATGGTGTTCTGGGACCAGCCGTTCAGCTCCAGGTCGAACGGATCGAACTTCTCATTCAGAAACTCGAAACCAGTCACGGCTGCGACCAGCATACGACGCTGGAACTTGATGGAGCGCTCGACCTCGATGCTGTACGTCATGCGCTTGTACTCGGTGCGGATCTCGTCAATGTCCGAGTAGATATTCAGGCGGGCGCTCGAACTGAAGCCCTTCTTGATCAGACGACTAATCTTGTTCAGGAGGTCAGCCTTCTCGTCCTCGATGGAGGTGTAACCCTCAGAAGGCACCTGACCGCCACCACCCTGGAACTGCCCGGCGGGGCCCTGTTCCGGGCCGTCCTCCTCCTCGTACTCATCACCCTCACCCCCGTCAAACTCCTCGGGAGGAGGGGGCGCCTGGGCCGTACGCTTCCCAGGATTCATGAACATGTCCAGACCGTCGTCCGGGGCCATCTGCTGCGGCGGAGGACCAGGAGCGCGCTTCGCGAAAGGGCTCGGCCGAGACGGCTTGGCACGGAGAGGGACGGTCTTCTTGCCGGGCATCTGAATAGAAATCTCATCCATCAGGCGCGACTCGTCGTCGTTCAGATTCATAGAAGGGCCATCACCGCTCATGTCTATAGAGATGTCACCCATTAAGACCTTTATAGAAATGTTCCTCTTGGCTTTAACGCGAATTAGGTGAAAGTCGGGCCGAAGGGCCGACTTTCGACAAGGGGCCTTCGGCCGTATTTGAACAGACAGCAGACGGGTCCTTCGGACCCGGACCCGCCTACTCAAAAATAATATCCGTAAAAATCAAATGGCGATTAAGGTTGGAAAGATTGTGACGAATGCCCTCATCATCGGTCTGCTCGTGACCATCCTCGTGATGCTGGTCCAGGGACAGAAGAGCCGCTACACGTGGGAGCCGGCTCCCCTCGTGACCAAGCCCGGGCCGGCCGTTCAGGCCCAGCCCGCGAGCCTGTTCGCCATCAAGCCGTCCCTGGAGTGCACTCCGGGCCCGTCAGAGAAGTCCTCGTACCTGTCGTCTGGCCTGACCCCAGGTGGCCTGTGCGGCGACCAGGCTTTCATCCATGACCAGATGCGTGACTTTGCGATTGCCGACGGCATCGGTGGTTCGCTGCTGGAGAAGTAGACCCGTCCAGTCGCGTAGCGACTGTCCTCGCCTCCCCGGCCCGCAAAAAACCTCCCTCTAAAGTAAATGTGTGACACGGAAGTCTACACAGTCCGTGTCGACTCTTCATTCGCAACTTCGAACGTGAGTTTCGTAGGGTACCTCAATATCCCCCTACGCAACGTCGTCAAGGCTGAGCTCCTGTGTGTGAGTCTCCACGGTAACGCCACTACACCCACGACGACGAGCGCTTACTACGTCAACGTTGACGAACTCAAGAGCAAGTTTATGGACCGCACTGACCTGAAATACTCCGTGTCCGTGGCTGGTCAGACGGGCAACGTCGGTTCGGCGAGCTCTACCGTCTCGAACGTCGGCTACCTTGCCAGCTCTTTGGTGTGCATCCCGGTAAGTGACGGTACGAGCGAACACCGTACGACTTTCACTACTGGCAACTATTTCCCAGTCGAAGTCGAGTACCTGGAGCCTATCCGTCAGCTCGCCAAGCTGACTGTGAGCATCTTCAACGCTGCAGGCGTTCCACCGAACATAACTCTCGGGCCGACCTTCATGACCTTCCGATTCACTTGCGCGAAGAACAACCCGTGTTTGTACCCTAATTAATCCGGCAAAAAACAATGTTTTTCTTTAGTAGATGGACTACGTTGTGTACGTAGATTCCAACAACAGAAATCAGACTCTATTTCCCAACTCAAATTCGTACACGTTGCACTTGGCGACTCCGATCAAGAATGTCGTCAGGGCTGAGCTCGTCTCGGCCATGCTCCCAAGTATCAACGTGTCCCAGTTTGTCTGTCTCGATATCCTCGAGCTCAGGTCGCCTCAGAACCAGACGGCCGACGCCCTGGCCCGCTCGAGCACAAAGAACGTCATGACCGTCACGTCCAACTCTTTCAACGGCGCCTTTGCCGTCTTGCCCATCAAAGTTTCAGGGACGTATGAATTTTACAATCAAAATTACCGAATCGGAACCAAGTACCCTTACCCTATAGACACTCTCGACCGCCTGACCATCACGTGGCGCCAACCAAATTCCGGTACGCCCTACTACGACCCGACGTGGAACCTGGATCTCGGCCGGAACATGTTCCTTTTGAGATTCGAAACGATCGTGGAGGATCTGAAACCAGAGAGGCCCATGGGCCTCCCAGATCCTGTCGAGTGGGACTATTCAGGTGAAAAGAACCGCCTTTGGATCATAGCTTTCGTGGCGGTCGCAGGCCTCTTGGTCATCATGTCGATGCAGAGGGGGCGGGCCCAACGCGCCTCACTTAAATCTGTGTAAAAATTAGAATGTGCACACGTTCCGTTTATAAAAGTTCTTGCCAACTCAAAAGAACTTGGGCGTCTACAGCCCCCTGTGAAGTGTTGTTGAAAAATGCTAGGGTGAATATGTCGCTCGTCTGCGTGAATGAATCCCGGCCAATCTGTGAAAAGTACTGACCGAGCTCGAACACCGTGACGCTCGACGCGCTGGCCGAACCGTGTGTCGCTATACCCGACGCAATCTGCTGACACGTCGTGACCGAAAATGCTGTCGCCGACTTGTCCACGAGTACGCTCGTGCTCGGTGGTGCCGCCAGAAAGTTTTCACCCGTCAGGTTGGCCGCCGTGACGTTGCTCCAGAGCGCCCATTGA